CCGCGGTCTTCTTTCACCACCAAACGACTCCAAAAAGCATGACTAGGACTCCAGAGGACTCAAAGCGACCGTCACTGGTCGTAGTAGGCTCAGATCGGCTGCAACAGGTTGAAGAGAGAACTACAGAGACGCTCTATGGCATTCCGACGCCTAGAATTCACTCAAAGCTTCTGGATTTACCAACTCGCGGCCAAGAAGTCATCGACTTCGCAGATTCCATCGGGATCAAGATGCTCGACTGGCAAAAGTGGGTCACAATCGAAGCCGGAAAATATAAAGCCGACGGCCGGCCAGCTCATCCATTGGTCTGCGTCGTCGTAGCTCGACAGAATGGCAAGACGACTCTCATGAAGTCTCAGATCTTGGCGAATCTTTTTATGTATCAAAAGAAGCTACAGATCGGCACAGCTCACCGGCTCACGACTTCTCTGGAAACATTCCGCGATCTTGTGAACATTATTGAAGAGAATGATGAGCTTGCAAAAAAGGTCAAGCGCATTCGATGGGCTCACGGATCAGAAGAGATCGAACTTCTGGCCGAACATGGCGGCGGCCGCTACATGGTCAAAGCTGGAGCATCGGCGGCGCGTGGTATTTCAAAGCCGGAGCTCGTGCACATCGATGAGACTCGTGAGCTGAAGGATGAATCCACATGGGCGTCGCTGCGATATACGATGATGGCGGCGGAAGCTCCACAGCTCTGGACGTATTCAAATGCCGGCGACCAACATTCTGTAATTTTGAATCAGCTTCGCGAGCGCGGCATGGTCGCAGCTGCCGGCGGAGCGGATGACATTCTTTACACTGAATGGTCATCGCATACAGATGACATCTCCAACGTCGATGGATGGCGATCGGCGAATCCGGCACTCGGCCACACGATCCACATCGACAATCTCAAAGCTGTGCTCAACGATCCACCGGACGTCGTGCGCACAGAAGTGCTCTGCCGATGGGTCGCCACAATATCCAGCGCAATCCCATCGCAAGAATGGAATGAGTGCTCGGATGAGACAATCGATCTCGATCCGGAGAAGCAGACATGGATGGCTATCGACTGCGCACCGGACAGACGTGCAGCTGCTCTCGTGGCCGCTCAAAAGATTGGCGACGATAAATTCTTTGTCAAGCTTCTGCACACATGGCAAAATCCAATTAATCTTGACGATCTAGCTGTGGCCAATGACATCGCGCCATATACGCGGATGTATCCGACGGAATGCGTGGCGTACTCGAAGCGCACATCTTCGGCAATTGCGGCCAGATTACAGCCAGCCGGAATTAAGGTCGTGGCCATCGATGGAAGTGAGTATTCACAAAGCTGCGACGAGCTTCTTGGAAGTGTTACGTCAAAAAGATTCGTTCACAAAAATCAAGCAGAATTCTCCAAGCAGATCTTATCAGCGACTCGATTAAATTACGGAGACGGCGGATGGGTCATTGGTCGCAGAGCTTCACAAGCTACAGTCTGCGCAGCTGTGGGAGCTGCTCTGGTCACACATTTCGCGACACGGCCAGAGTCGGATCTTGACATCATGGTCGGCTAGGTGTACTGCGTGACTTAGAATTCACGCATGGGATTATTAGACAGATTCGCATCGGTAAAAACAAACGCGCCGGAAAGCACGAGCGACGTAGAAGCTGCAAGCGTCGCTCCGTATTATTCAGAGACGTCTTCAATGTTTTTCTCCGGCTTTGCGCAAGCTACTCGCGCAGAAGCTATGAGTGTGCCAACAGTGGCGCGCGCTCTTTCAGTAATGCAGACAATTGCTTCGCTGCCAATGAAGACTCGCAATATCGCCACAGGTGAACAAGTTGCACAGCCGCGCGTAATCAATCAACCCGATCCGCGAATCGCCGGCACAGTATTCTGGAGCTGGATTATTTCAGATCTTTTTTTCCATCCGTATGCGTTCGCTCGTGTTATGGAAAGATATGCAGATACCGGAAAAATCCGCGCGATGGAAAGAATCGCAGCTGAACGCGTAACAATTACAACGACCGGCATGGGATACGAAGTCAGCTATTACACAGTGGACGGACAGTACATCGATCCGAACGAGCTGGTCGTCTTCGCCGGAAATGATGAAGGATTGCTATCTCGCGCTGGTCGCACAATCCGCGCAGCTGCCGCGCTAGAAAAAGCGGCGATGGATTTCGCTATCGATCCAATCCCACAGATGATTCTCAAATCCAATGGCACATCGCTGCCGGCTGATCGCGTTGCAAAATTACTTTCAGCATTCGGCGCACGTCGCAAGAAGTCAGTCGTGTATCTGAATGCAGATGTATCAATGGAGACAATGGGCTTCGATCCTAAATCGATTCAATTAAATGAAGGTAGAAATTACGTATCACTGGAGCTCTCACGCGCTTGCGGAATTCCGGCTTATTTCACAGATTCACAACAATCGAGCTTTACGTACTCGAACGCCTTAGACAAAAGGCGCGATCTCGTCGATTTCGCTTTCAGAAATTACATGAGCATAATCGAGCAGCGTCTATCTTTCCAAGATTTCACATCACTCGGAAACGAAGTGAAATTCGATCTCGATGACTTCTTGCGCGGCAACCCACACGAGCGCGCGCAAGTGTACGAAATACTCAACAGAATCGGCGCGATGAGCGTTGAAGAAATCAGAGAAGAAGAGGATATGCTGCTATGAAGCTAACTACACCAATGACGATCACAGCTGCGGATTCGGAAACTCGAATCATCACTGGACGCATCGTTGCATTCGAAGAGCCAGCCAATGCTTCAACCGGCAAAGTCATCTTCGCAAAAGGATCGATCAAGCCATCACCGGTCAAACTCAATCTTGAACACGATCGCACTCGACCAATTGGCAAGACTCTCGATATGACTCTCAACGAAGATTCAATCGATGCAAGCTTTAAGATTTCAAATACCACTGCCGGATCAGACGCAATCGCTGAGGCCATGGATGGATTACGCGACGGCTTCTCTATTGAATTGGCTGTCGATGAATATGTCATGGAAAAAGACGGCACGATGCGTGTTCTCATGGGAGAGCTCACAGGCGTCGCACTTGTCACAGAGCCAGCCGTACGATCTGCAAGAGTTTCTGACGTCGCAGCTACAGAGGGCGAAGAAGAAAGCACAGAAGATTCTGACTCCACCGTGGAGCCGGATGTAATACCAACAGAAGGAGACGAAGTGGAAAACACCGTCACAGACGCTTCAGCCGTGGAGACGGTAGAAGCCGCTCAGTCAGTTACAGCCAACTCAAAGCCAATCGGCGGATTCACATCAAAGCCACGTTCACCAATCACGACCGGTGGCTCATATCTTGAACACACAATCAAAGCAAAGCTCGGCAACGAAGATTCTCGTCAATATGTATTAGCTGCGGATGATTCATTCACAACTAATCCAGCTTTTTCACCGGTCTCTTATGTCCGCGACGTTGCACAGAATACAAATTCAGATCGTCCAGTGATTGAAGCTTGCGGCGGTACTCGTCCGCTTAGCACTTATGGAATGACAGTATCGATTCCAAAAATTACGGCTAACAGCACAGCGGCAACAGTGGCAGAAGGCGGAGATCCAACAGGTACAACCGCGATTACTTCCAGCTATGTGAATGCAACCGTTATCAAAAAAATGGGCTTTCAACGCTATTCAGTAGAATTGCTTGATCGATCAGATCCAAGCTTCTATGAAATCATGCTCGTAAATTTACGCGATGCGTATGCTCAAGCCACTGACTCTTATGTGATTGCACAAATCACAGCCGGTGGTACACAGGCAACAGCGACAGCGGCAGATTCCGCTGGCTTAATCTCATTCGTATCAACAGAATCACCAGCTGCATATACAGCGACAAAGCGCACAGCTAAGTCATTCGTATCTGGTACTTCTATCTGGAGCACTTTGCTCGGCGCAACAGATACAACAGGGCGACCAATTTACAACGCTGGAAATCCTATGAACAATGCTGGATCTGCAATTCCAACAAGCATTCGCGGAAACGTGCTCGGACTCGATTACTATGTCGATCCAAATATGGTCAGCACTTCAATCGATGAGTCAGCATTCATCATCGAGCCACGTTCAATCGAAATTTTCGAATCTCCAGCTTTAACATTGGCCACAAATGTGCCAACGACAGGCGAGATTGAAATTTCACTGTACGGTTATATTGCAGCGCAAGCCGTCTTTGCAGGTGGCCTACGTCGCTTCAACCTAACTTAATCCACAACAATCATCGGCCGTCGTCGCTCCCGAAGGCGGCCGAGCAGTAGAAAGGGAAGAGCTCATGCCGTCAATTATTACAGCGTCACAGCTGCGATCCGTCCTTGGCGTGAGCTCTTCTCTCTACAATGATGCTTATTTAGAACAAATTATCGACTCAGCGGAGAATGTAATTCTGCCGCTGCTTACTCAGAATCAAGTGGCCGTCGATTCATATAAGCTCGAATCAAATGTGGCGTACTTCTACACATCTCGCGCACACAATTTCGTCGTTGGTCAATCGGTCGTCGTCGCTGGATTGCCAGCACCATTCTCGGCCACTTTTACAGTCGCCAGCGTCTTAGATTTAGAATTTACGGCAGCTCTTACGAATGCCAATGTCACAGCTCGTCCGATCATTCCTAACGGCACAGCCACTCTTTCCGGATATGGCGCAGCGACACTTTACGCAGCGACTCCGGCAATCGAAAGCGCGATGTACGCCGTATCTATTGAAATTTTCCAGAGCCGCACAGCTGCCGGCGGTCAAATTGAAGGCGTGGACTTTGCCGGCACGCCATATCGCATGGGCAGAAGTTTATTGAATAGAGTGTCTTCATTACTTCAGCCGTACGTTGACGTCGAAACAATCGTGCAATAGTGCCAGCGTCATCAATCGCCGTCGATGTCCGCGGAGTATTAAAAACACAACTCGCATCGATCACAGCCAACGTTTATGACACCGTACCGGAAGCTCCCATCGTGCCATTCGCGGCCGTACTTCCATCGAATCCATATCTGGAGATTGAAGTCTTCACAAAAAACACCGTCCGGACAAAGGTCAATCTCATGATCGTCGTCGGCGTCGCGTCTTACTCCAACGCAGCTTCACTCGACAACATCGAGCAGCTCATCATTAGCATTCTGGCCGCTTTGCCGGCTGGATACGAAATCGGCGCAATCTCGAATCCGACTCCGCAGCTTCTTGCTTCGGGATCTGAAGTCTTGGCCGCCGAAATCGAAGTCACGACACGTTACCAACAAACCAACTAAGGAGAAAAAATCATGCCAACGACCGTCATAACAGGGCGCGATCTCGTATTGACGATCGCGACCGTGAACTACGATGCGCAAGCTACATCGGCAGTCCTTTCAAACTCACCAACCATCGACGCATATCAGACACTCGATGGAAAAGTATTTAAGCACATCGATGACACATGGACTTTCGATGTCGAAATGCTTGCAGACTGGGGCGCAGCTTCATCACTTTGCGAAGCTCTCTGGACAGCTACAGAAACAGCACCGAACACAGCTCTAGCGGCATCACTTACAGCTGCAACCGGAGCGGTCTTTGCATTCAACGTCTTGCCGGTCTATCCATCCGCCGGCGGTGCAGCACCAAGCGCACAGACAGTCTCGCTATCATTCACAGTGATCGCAACACCAACAGAAACATTCTCATAAAAAGGAGTCGGGAGCATGAAATTACCAATCACAATTCAATATCAAAACGGCGAGGAATCTACTTTCACAGCCGCTCCGCCGGAGTGGATGAAGTGGGAGCAGAAGACAGGTAACACCATAAGCCAAGCGCAAGACAAGATCGGAGTCGCAGATCTTCTCTTTCTGGCATATCACGCCATGAAGCGCGAAGCAGCTGGCAAGCCGGTCAAGCCGTTCGAAGCATGGGCAGAAGGCGTCTCGGACATTCAAGTCGGTGAGGCTAGCCCAAAAGCTACAGCGTCGGAAGTCTAAATCGATTGCTCTGGGAACTGGCCATCGCGACAGGTCAGTCTCGGAGCGAATTCGAAACAGCTGAAGACGTACACACGGCAATCGAGATTCTGGAGAAAAGAAATGGCAACAGCTAGCGGACAGGGTCGTGTGACGATCCAAGTCGAGCCGTATCAGCTGAAGCAGCTATTCCAGCTTCTCTCAGCTTTGCCAAAAGATTCGCAGAATGAAATTCGTGATCAAGCGCAGATGATGTCAAAGCGTCTCGCTGGTCAGCTTCTTATGTATTCGCATGGTGCTCCAGCTCCACAGACTCGTCTCGTGGCACAGACAATCTCAACGCCACGCGATCGACTTATTCGCGTCGATATTGGTGGATCAAAAAAGGTCGGTCGTAAATGGGGCGGCGAGACTTCAAAGAATGGAAAGAGTAAAGTCCGCCAGCAACAGGCTCCAGCCGGAGCTCTTCTATGGGGCACAGAATTCGGCGGCCATGCTGGCGTCGATTCAATTGGTCGTAAATTTACAAACCGATTCAAAGCTGCTCCGAAAAAGGGCGGTTATTGGATCAATCCAGCCGTCGAGTATTACACGCCAATAATCGCGAAAGAATACATCCAACTCATTCAAGACGTTGTGAAGAGAGTGGGTCTTAACTAATGGCCGGAATTCCAAAAGTCAAAATCACGTTCGACGCGGATCTCGATGAATTAAAAAAGGGAGTCAAAAGCGCGACCGGTGAAGTCCAGAGCTTCGGCGATCGTGTCGGAGACTTTGGAAAGAAAGCAGCTCTGGCATTCGCAGTCGCCGGAGCGGCCGTCACTGCATTCGCGGTCTCAGCTGTCAAAGCTGCCGCACAGGATGAAGCTGCGCAGAAGAAGCTCACAGATACAATCAAAGCGACCACCGATGCCACAGCTCAACAAATTGCCGGACTAGATCAGTACGTCTCAAAGACTTCAATTGCTGCCGCCGTCACCGACGACGAGATTCGTCCGGCTCTGGCTCGATTGGCCAGAAGTACCGGAGACGTTCAAGAGTCACAAGATCTCTTAGCTCTTGCATTAGATCTAAGTGCCGCAAGTGGAAAATCGCTTGAAGTAACTTCCAACGCCTTGGCGAAGGCCAACGAGGGATCGAATACAGCTCTGAAGAAGCTTGGTCTGGGTCTCGATGAAAACTATCTGAAGACGGCTTCGAATGACCAGATTGTCAAGGATCTCACAAAGACTTACGGTAATTTTTCAGAGAATCAAGCCAAGACAGCCGAAGCTCGATTCAAGTCAATGTCGATTGCCATTGAAGAATCAAAAGAAGCTATCGGCGCGGCTTTGCTACCGGTAGCCGAGAAGCTCGCGACTTTCGTACTAGAGACTCTTATTCCGGCACTGGATGGATTCATCGCTGGCTTGACTGGTAACAATGGACTAAAAGCCAGCTTGACGGATTCTCAGAAAGATTTATTTACATGGGGCGAAAAAATAAGAAACATCATCAAGACGATTGTGGATCTTAAAGAAGAATTACTCGTTATTGGCACAGTAATTTCGGGCATTTTCGTAGCTGCAAAGATTGCCGGATTTATTACAGTCATTGAAGGATTGGTCGCCGCGTTCATTACGTGGAGAACAGCGGCAGCGGGCGCAGCCGTAGCAACTGCCGGCGCGACAGGCGGAGTCTCACTTATTGCCGCCGGAGCTGGTATTGCCGGCGCAATAGGTCTTTTCGCAGCTGCCGGTATTTTCCTTAATCGCAGTGGCGGCGATGGCGGTGGATCATCTGGCGGCGTAAGCGGTGGAATGAATCCAATCCAATCCGGAAGCTATCTCGGTGGACTAGCTGGTGGCGGTGGTACTGGTGGCGGTGGTACTGGTGGCGGTGGTACTGGCGGCGGTGGTGGCGGTGGATCTAGCATCATGACTCCAACCGGTGCGACAAGCTTGCAAAATCTAGTCAGCCGCTTGACAAGTATTCAAGACAAATTTACAGAGCTGACATTCTTGGTCAATACTGGCGGAATTAGTCGCAGTGCTGGAACAGCGCAGCTCAACGCTCTCACAAAAGAATTCAATCTGCTCCAGAGTCAAGCTGAAGCTCTCGGAGCTACGCCAGCCGGATCATCATTCGACGTAGGCTCATTCCGACGCGGAGAAGCTGCCACGATGGTCACTATCAATATGGGCGTGGTAGGCGATCCAGAGGGCGCAGCTCGCGCCGTTGAACAGGTATTCCAAGACTCGCTCGCTCGTGGCGGTATTAGCTCCACAGTGGGAGCATACGACCGATGACAGCGTGGTCTCCGGTCTGGTCGGTCACGATCGGTGGCGTCGATTACACAGACATAACACTTTCAAATCTTTCAATCACTTCCGGTCGTACTGACTTCTACTTTCAGCCAGCTGCCGGATATTGCTCGGTCGAGATAATAAATCTTGACGAGAATGTGACTATTACTGCCGATCTTAACGATCAAATAACAATTCAGGTCAAAGATTCATCCGGCACATTCGTGCCAATCTTCGGCGGCTTCGTGACCGATATATCGCAGACAGTCAAAAGCGCAGGATCAATCATGATTACGCAATCATTCAAGATCATCGCCATGGGAGCTTTGGCCAAGCTTGCGAAGATTCTGGTCGATGGAGTCTTAGCCAAGGATTTCGATGGCACTCAGATATATGACATCTTAGAGCCGCTTCTTTTTGGATCATGGGATGAAGTGCCGCCGGCTTTGACATGGGCAACATATACGGCGACAACTACATGGGCGGACGCAGAGAATTCCGGACTCGGTGAGATAGATCGACCCGGAGACTATGAGCTTGCAGCTCGCTCATCGTCACGAAATACAGTGCTCAATATCGTCTCCGGTCTTGCGACTTCTGGACTCGGCTATCTGTACGAAGATGGCCAAGGTCGGATCTGCTACGCGGACAGCACACATCGAAGCCAATATCTCGCAGCTAACGGATACAGCGATCTCTCAGCTAATGACGCGTTGGCCAATGGAATCTCGGTGGCACGACGTACCGGAGATCTTCGCAATTCTGTGACGGTCAAATACAACGCCACATCGTCAGCTGAACAATCTGCCAGCGATGCGACATCGATTGCAACCTACGGCCAACAGGGCTATATCGTCACAACGACTCTGCACAATTCTGCCGATGCTCTTAGTCAAGCAAATTTTTATCTAGAGCTTCGGGCTTATCCATCCGACATCTTCAAGACTCTCAGCTATGAGCTAACAAATCCAGAAGTCACAGACATCGATCGAGATGATCTTTTGGGAATCTTTATGGGCTTGCCGGTCAATATCATCGACCTACCGGCGAACATGATTGGTGGCACTTTTCAAGGATTCGTCGAAGGCTATACATTTTCGTCTTCTTACAATCGACTCAGCTTGACCATAAATTTATCGCCGGTGGCTTACAGTCTGCAAGCTATGAAATGGAGCGATGTGCCAGTGACAGAGACATGGCTGACAATATCACCGACTTTAGACTGGTTAAATGCGACAATAGTCGCCTAAGCAAAGGAGAAAAATGGCCACGACCACGAATTATGGCTGGACAACACCGGACGACACGGCTCTTGTAAAAGATGGCGCGTCTGCGATTCGTACTCTCGGATCATCAATCGATACAACCCTAAAGACTCAAATAGATGCGCAGATTCCAGATTCATTACTTACAACTAAAGGCGATATTATTGCTGCAACTGGAGCATCGACTCCTGCGCGTTTAGCAGTTGGAACAAATGGTCAGGCGTTAATTGCTGATTCAACTGCAGCGACAGGTATTAAATGGGGCGCAGTTGCAGCAGGTGATAACTGGTCACTACTTAATGCTGGTGGTACTGCCTTGACTGGAGCACAAACAGTTACAGTTTCAGGCATAAGCGGAAAAAATAAAATAATGGTTTTGATTTCGCAAGCATCATCTGCAACTGCTGGAATAACAATCGCCGTCAGACTCAATGGTGATACTGCATCAAATTATTATAATTATGGGATGCAAAATCGCGCACAAAGTACATATAATATAAATTATTTAGAGGATATTTCCGGCGGAAATGATGCGATTTTTGTTGGAACTATGCCAAATACTGCCGCTGGCAGAGTTTCGGGATATGTTTTGCTGCAAGGTTGCAACTCTGCTGGAGTCAAAGCATTTAACTCATCAGGTTCAGGTAATTCGGCTTCTGGAGTTGGTTTTCAATATGGCTACAATCTTGGCGGTTATTATGACAGTTCATCAACAATCTCATCGGTAAGTGTTTATAGTTATACTGGCAATTTAGATGCTGGCACAGTCTATGTCTATGCGACGGCGTAAGGAAAACAAATGAAAATAACTGAAAAGGAATTTAACGTAAGTACAGGTGAGGAAACAATCACCGAACGCGATGAAACAAAAGAAGAAACAAAAGCGCGCTTAGATGCAGAAAAGGCTGCTAAGGCTTATGCCGAAGCAAAGGCAGAGCAAGAAACAAAGAAGGCTGCATTATTGGCTCGACTCGGTTTAACCGAAGATGAAGCGAAGCTTTTGCTTTTATGACGTATCCAACTGGCACAGCTGCTCGACTCGTTGAAGTAGCGTTGGCAGAAGTCGGCACGATTGAAGAAGGCGACAATCTGACAAAGTACGGAAAATTTATGAAGGCCGACGGCTTGCCGTGGTGCGGATCATTCGTCAATTGGTGCGCTGATCAAGCTGGCGTCAAGATTCCGACAATGGTCTCAACAGCTGCCGGAGCTAATAAGATGAAGGATCTAGGCCGCTGGATTGACACAAAGCCACAGGTCGGAGATTTATGCTTTATGGACTTTCCGCATGATGGCATCGACCGGATCTCACACATCGGAGTTGTGGCCAAGATTGAAAAAGGATTCGTTGTCTGCATCGAGGGCAATACGTCCGGCTCTGGCGATCAACGAAATGGCGGAATGGTCATGATCAAAAGAAGAGCAATTGGAAAAGAAGTGGTCGGCTTCGGTCGGCCTAAGCTTGTCGCTTATTCGGGAGAATATCCAGCTGTGGAGATTCACACAGAAGCTCCCAAGAAAGGCAAGACAAAATGAAACAGATCCAATCAATTGCAGCATCGTGGCTTCGCTCATTCTTAGCCGCATCATTGGCCGTCTACATGGCCGGACAGACAGATCCGAAGACGATTGGCATGGCCGGCTTAGCTGCCGTGCTGCCCGTCATTCTTCGCTTCTTAAATCCATCAGACGCATCGTTCGGGATCTCAAAGGGAAAGTGATCTCGAAAGCATTGACGGCGGCGATTGGAATGGGGCTCGTCCTTTCGTTGTCGTCGTGCGCCTATCAAGGATGGACACGATATGACTGCCAACTCTTCGAAAACTGGGATGCTCCAGAATGCAATCCGCCACAGTGTAAGGCGCAAGGTACGTGCACAGAAGACATCTTTGGATACGATCCGCGTGAAGCACTCTCGTCGCTACACAAATGAGCAGCTTAAAGCTCGGCTCATCGTATTCATCGGAGTCGTGCTAGCTGCGACATTCTGCTTCTCAGTGGCCGGAATGCTGTATGCACTCATCTTCGTAACTCAGCCGCTTGGAGATCAAGCTCCTAATGACAGAGCTTTTATCGAGCTTCTTTCCACACTCACGATCTTCTTGACGGGAGCTCTCGGATCTGTGCTGGCTTCTAATGGACTCAAAGACAAGCCGAAAGCTGTGGAAGACACGCCGAAAACCGAGCGCGATTCTTGACGATGTCGGATGTATCCGTCACTCTTCTGGCAGGGAGCTGAAGCGCAGCTCTCAGATTCGGGAGCAATAACATGACGACGTTCGAATTCGTGCAGATGTGGATCTGCATCATTCTGCTCATGGGCTTAATGCTTATGATTGGATATTCAATTGGACTTAAAGATGGACAGCGTGAAGGCTATCTACGCGGCCGCGCAGTATCACGCCACATGGTAAGCAAGGAGATTTCACGATGAGCTTCTTGGATGGATACGAAGACATCGCCGCTCGGATAGCGCGATTTCAAAAGACATTCGCAACAGGCCGCATCGAGACATCGATCATCGACTTCAACGCGAAAGACGGATACATACTCGTTGAAGCTCGTGTCTATCGTCAAAGCGATGACACACTCGCAGCCGGTATCGATTACGCATTCGGACACGTCTCGACATATAACGTCCAGATGAAAAAATGGTACGTTGAAGACACAGTCTCCAGCGCAATCGGGCGCAGCTTAAATCTTGTGCTAGGTGCTATCAATCTGCCGGAAGGCGTAAGCAATACACGTCCGACTCGACAGAATATGGAGCAGGTCGAGCACAGCGATGCAGCTCTGGCAAAAGCAGCCAATGAAGATCCATGGGCTATCTCGCTCGATGTAGGGATGCCGAATATCGGATCAGCGATTGACGCAATCACAGACAAAATCGGAGCTGAAGTCATGGCCGAGACACCGCGCTGCGTTCACGGATCTCGAATCTGGCGAGAAGGCGTGAGCTCCAAGACTGGGAAAGCATGGGCGAATTTCAGCTGCACAGAAAAGAGCAAAGCTTCTCAATGTGATCCACTCTGGTACGTCATGACAAGCAGCGGCACATGGAAACCACAGATTTAGCATGGGAGCGATTGAAGTATTCAAAGCCGGTGCATGGGATTACTGCGACAAGTGCACGAAAGCCATACCTAAAAGCGAAGGCGTCATGGAGCGAATCGACGGCCAGAGCATTCTGTTCTTCTGCTATCAGTGTGCAAAATGAGACGGCTGTGCTGGCACGTCTGGATCTATTGCTCGGACAAGACAGATCGACAATGGCGCGAATGCGTCAAGTGCGGAGTGCAACGATGAAATACAAATCGACGCTAGAGATGCAACAGCTCTGCCACGTTGCAGCTTTGAAGCGATTATGTGCAACACCGGATCAGATTATGGGATCAGAGCAGCGATACAATCGTGGACTCAATTTTCACGACAGAGTCACAGAGCTAGCGCAAGCTACTGAAGCCGAATGGATTGTGGCCAAGTATCTTGGATATGAGTTCGATCCGTTCAAAGATACGATGAAGACTGAAGCTGACGTGGGCGACAAGTTCGAAGTTAAACACACAGAGAATGGATTTCATCTCATCATCTATCCGAATGACAGGATCACCGACGTGGCAGTGATGGTCACTGGTAAGTCTCCAGAGTTTCATATCGTCGGCTGGATACCGGTGGCGATGGCTAAGCGTCCACGCTTTAAGAAGGCCACACAGGATTCATGGTGGATCAATATGCGCGATCTTCAACCGATGGAAAACCTAGTAAGGAGCTCACATGGAGCAGCTGCGTTATGAGTGCCGAATAGAAAAGAAAATCCAGAAACACGCAATCATCGCCGAATTCAATCTTGGCGATTCTCATGTCTGCGTCCAATGCTTAGGCTGTGGCGTGATTGGTGTGATGGATCGATCGGATGCCATCAATGGCTGACTATGAATACAGCTGTGGGATGTGTGAAAAGGCCATCACAATATCTCGGCCAATTACTGATCAACTTAGTCGCGACCCATATTGCGAGAGCTGCATGATTCCAATGAAGCGCGTGTGGTCAGCTACTCCGGCCATATTCAAGGGCAAAGGATGGGGCGGATCTAAATGATTGTTTATGACTTCTTTGCTGGTACAGGATCGAGCACACAGGCCTTTGAAGACGCTGGTCACACGGTCATCAAAGTCGAACTGGATACAGACTTCGAAGCTCATGAACGAGACATCATGACTCTCAATGCGGATTACTTCATTCGCACGTATGGAAGGCCGGACTTTATCTGGGCATCGCCGCCGTGTCAGAAATTCAGCGTGGCGTCATGCTCAAGATACTGGTATCCGGATGGAACTCCCAGAGACGGTAACGCAGCTCAGGCCTTGGCCATGGTGGAGCACACAATCCAACTGATTCAAGACTTAAATCCTAGATTGGGATACATAATCGAGAATCCGCGCGGAATGCTCCGTAAGCAGGCTCTCATGGCGTCATTACATCGCCGCACGGTGACGTACTGCCAATACGGAGACACACGCATGAAACCGACTGACTTGTGGGGCGATGTGCCTAACTGGACTCATAGGGCTGCCTGTAAATCAGGTCAGACTTGTCATGAGGCTGCTCCCAGAGGCTCACGTACAGGCACACAAGGACGCAAAGGATCAAAAGAGAGATCGAGAGTGCCATACGATTTAGGAAAGGAAATACTCGATGCGCTATCAACAGCCTGTGGATAACCTATGGACGACACGCCGAAATCCCGTTGGAGTTATCCACATACTAGCGAGTAACTTGACGAAGGCAGTACGCTGTCATCGCGTAAAGCGAGCCGCTGAGGCGGATAGCTCGCAAGCGCGAATGCAGCTAAGGCCACTCCTATGCCTATTCATAGGCCTTGCATTACAAACGACGATCCCAAGTGCGCAAGCTATAGGCACTCAGACAGATGCAGATTATTACAAGATGTATGCACATTCACGGATCATCAACTGGACAGAGACTCGATGCTTCATAGCTCTCATCGATAGAGAGAATCGTCACTGGAATCCCAAGGCCAAGAATGGATCCCATTACGGAATTGGCCAGATGCGTAATACAAAATACAGAGAGCTAGATGGATACCGTCAGATCGATTGGACTATCCGCTATATCGAAGGACGATACTCCACTCCATGCAAAGCGTGGGCATTCTTCAAAGCTAATGGCTACCATTAACCCATGACAATGCACAGCCAGCGCAAAGCTAACTCGACTCACTGGAAGAAAATTCGATTACGAATACTCCAACGTGATGGCTATGAGTGCTATTGGTGCGGAGCTGACGCCACAACCTGTGATCATGTGGTGCCCGTGGCTCGCGGTGGCACCGATGAGCCGGATAATCTCGTCGCAGCCTGTAAGCGATGCAACTTTAGCCGTCAAGATAAAATGCCGGACGAATTTATTCTGAGTCAAAGAGCAAAGGCTTCCAATTTTTTAGCACGCGATTCCAC